TGCTAAGGTATATGGAACCTCCGAAAACTAAAACATAAAACCACATAGTCTTCCTCTAGGGGAAGGCTATCTATTTTGTGCTTTAGAAAGAACACATGGAACTTAACGAGCTAATTAGAAAAGCAATGGAACATTCAAAGCCAACTCTGTATACAGGTAAATTTTTTACTGATGGAGATCCTGTTGAAGATTGTGTTTTGTTTGCACCACACAATTTAAAAGCATATACAGAGTACGTTATCAAACATGTTTGTGAAGAGGCAATAAACCTTGAAGGCAGAAGCTTGGATGATTGATCGCAAACTAATCCTAGCAAATGCTCCTAATAACATGGGACAGCAGATCCATGTGAACCACACTGGATGCTCAGCTGGTGATGACACTAAGCGTAGGTTGTATATCAAGCGTACAGAAAAAGGATTGGTGGCGTATTGCCACCATTGCACAGAGTCTGGCTTTGCTTCAGACGGACTATCCCAAGACAGATTGTCTACCTGGGTGAACAAGAAAGCAACAACAACTACAGCAGCCACAAAGCCGCGTCTAGCGGCACTCAGTACCGAAGGTACGGTGTGGCTACGCAGCAACTTCTGCAACGCAGAAGACAGCAACTTCAACGGCATAGAAGGAGAAAGGCACAAAGTAGCCTTGACCCTCTACAACCCAGAACAACAGCCGATAGGCTGGCAAATACGCAATCTCAAAACAGAACCAAAGTACATCACGTACTACACCAATAGCAACTCCAAAGGAGATGCAAGCTGGTTTCATAGCAGCAGTAAAACATTGGTGCTTTGTGAAGACTACCTAAGTGCTTACAGGGTACACAAGAACACAAAGCTTAGCTCTGTAGCGTTACTAAGAACATCTATCTCAGATAGAACACTAGCTCAAATCTATGAGCTTGAGTTCGACACAGTATGTATTTGGCTAGATCCAGATGAAGCAGGAATGGAGGGAACAACTAAAGCATTTAAAAAACTACAACACTTCTTACCAACAGAAACCAAACTAGCTATGTTTGGTATAGATAAAGAACCAAAAGAATGCACACCAGCAGAGCTTGTGAGCATACTAATTTAAAGGAACAAAGTGAAAAACGGATATACACCAAGAGAGTTTGCATACTCAGTTGCAGTCGATCATTTGCATTATGTTATGAAAGCTATTCTATTAGGGCACTATGACGATGAATTAACACCATCAGAACAAAAGGAAGTTGTATCTGCAATGACTAGGCTGCGATTTAGTCTCGTAGAAAAAGCAAAACTTGACGATACAGTAACTACATAAAGGAAACTAATGGACTACGATGTTCTATACCTTTGCGCTAAGAGCAAAGAGAACCTCTCAAAGTACAGGCGGTACATCAAGCCGCATGTAGTTATGAAAGAAACCAACACCATCCTTGACGGGATGGACAAGTACTACAAAACATTTCCCTCAGTTACAGACTTTGCTTGGGACTCATTCAGTGCGTTCCTAATAGCAGATCAGAGTAAACGTCTTACAGACGATTCCATTGTGAAGCTACGCATGATGCTTACTAAAGCAAGGGCGTTTGTTCCACACCATGCACACGAAGAAGTTGTCAAGACTCTCATTGAGCTAGACTACTTGGCTTTGATCATGGAGGAGTGTGAGAAAGTTAAAGAAGGCTCTAGTGACTTGGAGCACGTACATATACTAGCAACCAACGCACTCAAAGATGTAGAAAGGTACATAGAAAAAGATGAGTTATTTGTATCTGCTGACTTGTCTGCTATTGCTGACAGGATCACTAGCTCTGGTTATGAGTGGAGACTGGATGCGCTCAATCGTTCTCTTGGTCCTCTACGTATTGGGAATTTCGTTATTGTTGCTGCTCGTGTAGAGGTAGGTAAGACTACATTCCTAGCGAGTGAGGTGAGCTACCTAGCACAGCAGTTGCCGAAAGACAGACCAGTTGTGTGGGTCAACAACGAAGAAGAATCATCAGTTGTATTCTTCAGGATTGTTCAAGCAGCACTAGGGATAGAAAGCAAAACAATCATTGCTGACTCCAAGAAAGCAATGGTTGACTATGCAGCATTGATGGGTGGCAACAAAGACAAGATCCGTGTTACTAAGGACATGAACAACGTGCGTGACCTTGAGACACTGTTCAGAGAAGTTAACCCAGGACTGATCATCTTTGATCAGCTCGACAAGGTTGATGGCTTCAAGTCAGATGAGCGTGAGGATCTTAAGCTGGGCAAGATATACAAGTGGGCAAGAGAACTTGCAAGATCGTATGGTCCAGTTATTGCAGCATCACAATTGTCTGCGTCAGCAGTAGAAATGAAAGATCCACCATTCATAGGCTTGGATGCACTGCGTGGCTCCAAGACTGATAAACCAGGTGAAGCAGACGTAGTGATAACAATCGGCAAGTACAAAGAACCAAAAAGTCCCGAAGAAGAAATGATACGTACCATCAATGTTCCTAAGAACAAACTACCAGGAGGAGGAAGTAAACAAGTCGAGTCAGATAGACACGGACAATTTCTAGTAACCATCGACCCTATCAGGGCTAGATACGAGTAACCTTTTAAGAAAGCTTTTGGAAAACCATGACCAAAACATTTATAGCAATTGACGTTGAGACAACGCTCAATGGCGATGATGACGTAGGACTAGCTCATCCTATGCACCCAGACAACAGAGCTATAGCCTTCGGACTATGTGGCAGCAGTGATGTAACCAATACATTCACTACGTATGACCAAGATAAGTTTGAGTACTTACTACGAGTACAAAGACCAGATGCTTTTATCTGTGGACACAACTTATCTTTTGATTTGATGTACCTCTACAAGACTAGCACTGACCTACAGTATGAACTACAAAGACGTAAGATTTGGGATACACAGTTGGCAGAGTACATCTTAAGTGCTCAGCAAACTAAATTCTCAAGTCTTGATGAATTGTCAGTCAAGTATGGCTTACCTATCAAAGATGATGGGATCAAGAAATACTTTCAAGCAGGTCTTGGCTCTGACAAGATTCCACCTGAAGAACTAATCCCATACCTAGAGCAAGATGTTCAGAATACTGTACAGATTGCTATGAAACAATATGGAAGAGCGATAGAACAAGATCAGTTACCACTCATACTTTCTCAGATGGAAGCACTCCATGCAACAACAGAGATGCAGTTCAATGGTTTGCACATTGACAAAGCAAACCTTGATGAGTACACAGTAGAAGTAGTCAACATGTATGTTGAATGCAAACTTGACTTAGAAGAGTTGTCTATCAAACATGCAATCGAAGACATCAACAGTCCTAAGCAGTGGTCACAGTTTTTCTTTGGAGGTAAGAAAAAGATACGTGTGAAAGAAGAGGTTGGTCTATACAAAAATGGCAAGACTAAGTACAAACTCATGGATAAAACCATAGATGTAAAGCCATTTATCAGATACACACCAGACCCAGACAAAGTGTCTGCTAAGACAGGACAGATCTCAGTAGATGACTCTGTATTGAATGACATGCTCAAGCATACGTTTGATCCAGAAGCCATCAAGATCATTGAGAAACTATTGGAGTATCGTGAGCTATCAAAGCAGCTCTCAACCTATGTACAAGGGCTTAGCAAGCACGTTATAGGCGACTTCATACATGGTAAGTTGAATCACACAGCAACTGTCACAGGTCGCTTGTCATCAACCAATCCTAATTTACAAAACATTAGCAACAACCCTATCAAACAAATCTTTAATTCAAGGTTTAATGATGGTGTGATTGTCGAGGTTGACTTCAACCAACTAGAAGTTGTAGCTCTAGCACATGTTACTAGAGACACACAGCTCATCTATGACATCAAAAGAGGGGTTGATATACACAGTGCTTTGTACGAAGGTATGTTTGGTAGACCACCAACAAAGGAGGAACGTAAACCATTCAAGGCAAGAACATTTCAATTGATCTATGGTGCTGGTGCTAAAGCCATTGCTAAACAAGCAGGATGTAGCCTAGATGAAGCTAAGAAATTTGTAGATGTGTTCTACACACGCTATCCCCAGGTAGGAGAGTGGCACACAAAGTTTGCAGAAGAAGTAGAAAGCAAATCTACATACGAACTAGATGATGATGGATTCCGAGAGAAAGTAAAGACGTTTGTTTTAAACACTGAGACAGGACGTAAGTTTTTGTTTAAGGAATATTTTAACGAGAGTAGTTGGTCTAGTAGGACCTACAATTTCAGTCCAACTGAATTGAAGAACTACCCGATCCAAGGTCTAGCAACTGGCGATATTGTCCCAATGATGTTGGGAGTTATCTTCAGATGTATAGAAGGCAGAGATAACGTGAAGATGGTTAACACTGTTCACGACTCTATTATGTTTGATGTCCAAGGTGATGCTGCGGACAGTTTTATAAAGGAGATAACAGGAATACTCAAAGACACGCACAAGTACTTTGAGGAAAGATTTAAAGTGCCGTTGGCTCTGAAGCTCAATGCAGGAGCATCAATCGGTAAAAATTGGTTTGATATGAAAGAACTTTGAAATGACAATGATGACAGGCATCGTAGAGGCTATCTCTACAAAAGACGTAAATACTAAGTTTGGTAGCAAGCCTACTTATTCTCTTAAGGTTAATGGCACATGGGTTAAATGTGGCTTTAAGAACCCTAACGCAGGTGCGGGAGATGAAGTAGAGTTTGATGGCAACACAGGTACTTATGGTCTTGAAACCAAAGAAGTCAACGTTCTCCGTAAAGGAGCTGGAACACCAGCACCAGCTGCTACTAGTAACAGCACAGCTGTACCCGCAAGGACAACTGGTAGTAGCTACTCTAAGGTGTTTCCAATTCCTCCCCTACATGGAGATCGTGCAATTATTCGTCAGAACGCACTAGCTCGTGCTACTGATATGTACATTGCTGCTCGTGGTGGCAAGCCTTTTGAGTTAGAAGGAAGCAATCTGGACTTTGTTATTTCTCTTGCACGTAAGTTTGAAGCTTACACAGCAGGTGATTTAGACTTAGCAGAAGCTGAAGCAGAATCTGCCGTTGAGTGATTTTAGGGGGCTATCAAGCCAGTATTTGAGGATGTCATGTGTATATTTTTCTGGCTTTCCTATACACGTATACATGCAAATGTATATAAAACGACCGAATCGAAGCCCCCGCCTTTTTAGAAAGATATAAATGAGAGCATTAATTGACGGAGATATTGTTGTCTATCGTGGAGCAGCATCAGCTAACGAAGATGAGCAATGGATAGCTCAAGCAAGAGCTGACCAAATGATTCAAGACATCTTGGCTGACACAGGAGCTACGTCTTACAGCGTTTACCTAACAGGTGGTGGTAACTTCCGTAGGGAGATAGCACCCAGCTACAAGGCTAACAGACCAGACGAGCGACCAACACACTGGGAAGCAGTACGACAGTTTCTAGTAACACAGCACAAAGCAATCATCTGCAACGGCTATGAAGCAGACGATGAAATGGGCATACAACAGGACAAAAAAGGTGGAACAACAGTCATCTGTAGCATAGACAAAGACTTACTACAGATCCCTGGGAAGCACTACAACTTTGTAAAGAAAGTCTTTCAGGAGGTAACTCCAGATCAAGGCTTAAAGTTCTTATACATGCAGAGTCTTGTAGGAGATCGTAGTGACAACATCATTGGCGTAGCTGGCATTGGTCCAGTAAAGGCAGAGCGAGCACTAGATGAGCTATTGCCTGAAGAGTGGTACGACAAGTGCCGTGAACTCTATAGCGATGATGAACGCTTTCACCTCAACATGAAGCTGCTATACAT